GGCAAGTTGTCTTTGCGCGTCTTCACCAGCACCGGATACTTGAGCCGATCATAGATCATCTCTCTCGCATGCTCATCCATCGTGGCGGAGAATTGCGTCATCCCCGCTTTCAAGGCCTGCTTCATCAACTTGTCATGCAGCATGGCCGCTTCCTGCGTCCATTGCTTGCTCAGGGCAGCATAAGTGCCCCGGTCGACAGCAGCGCCAGCGAGCCCCACACGATGCAGGCTCATGGCGATTTGATGCGTGAAAGTGATTAGGTCGCTCATTCCATGCTCTTCTTCTTACAAGCCGCAACAATCACACCCGCTCCGATGAAACAGAAGTAGAGGCCCCAGGAGAGAACCACCGGGCTCAGCACAAGCAGCCAGGTCCAATCATCAAGGTGCCCTGTCAGCTTCAGGCCGATGAACATCAATTGCAACCAATTAAGAAAGTTCACTTTGTAGATCCTCCGGTTGAAAGGCAGCGCATAGGAATTGCCACTGCTCGTTAGTAAGAAGCCCACCATCGCGCAATGCGCAGAAGTAGCCAAGAGCCCATTCATCCATCCAACAGGGCGACAGGATGAAGTTGCCATGCTCCCGATAGCGCATGACGATCTCCGCAAAGAGTTCGCAGCGCTTCATCTCGCTAAGCGTCATCTTCGTCCCGAAAATACTCCTCGATCAAACCGGGAGTATAGCCGAGCCCGACCAACGCCGGCTTCACCAGCACTTCGAGCATCTGATCCATATCGAGATCATCGTCATCGACGGTGATCGAGACAGTAGGGTACGGGTAGCGCCCTTGGCTCAGCTTCGGTTGTGTTGGGGTGAATCTAATTTCCATCAAGCTTCTCCTTAAAGTATTTCGCCAACATTCGAGTAGCCCAGGCGTCGAGCCGGCAGCGGGCGATGCGCTGCTCCGGCGTCCAATCAGCTGCGTTGCCTGTAGCCTTAATCAGTTTCTCAGTCTCGGCTTTCCAGGGGTCAGTGTTGAACACTCCGAGCATGAGGGTTTCGAGTCCGTAAGCCCCCTTTCCTTTGTTCTCGTCGTACATCCGAGCAAGTAACAGAGAGTCAGCAATATCCAATCCACGAAGCCAAGAATCCTTTGCAAGGCCCAGGCGAACAAGGTAATCAAGATCCCCAGGCACGCTATGACCAACAATAACATTGGCGTGCTTCAGCACCTTGCTAAGATCTTGCTTCCAGCTTCGTCCGGTTGTTTCGTAAGCAACCGCACGCTCGCCGTCAGCCACCCCGACCGTGAGCAAGGCACCCCCACTGTCATACTCAGTGTCGAATCCGATTGCTCTGCCTCTTGGAGTAGCCGCACTAGGCGGCTCAAGTACCGACTGCGAGAGCCGGCTGAAGTCTGCTTCGATTTTTTGCTCATAATGATACTGCCCTTCAATCACCAGGCTTGGGTGATACGTCGCGTAACACTGAAACGGTAAAGCGCTTTCCTCGATTTTTGGTAATGTTCGTTTCGCCATTATTCCTCACTGCCCTCATTGCCACTTCCCCCACCGCGATAGCGTGCTTCGGCTTCAGTGCTCCCAGGGCCTTCAGCAAGAAAGGCCGGCAACATCGGATTTGCTGCATTGAGGGGTCGCTCTCATTTCCACACCGCAGCGCGGGCACGTAAGCAACATCTTCAGCGGACCAGCCAGCTCTTTCACTAGCCCTGCGGATGATTCGCCGCTCAGCACTATTTTCATTTCCGCTAAGCACAGCAACGACTGATCCAGACCACGCATCTGGCACCATAGGTTGCCGGAATTTCTCACCGCTCTTAAAGAGCCCGCACGTTTTGCACGCTTCCCGGTCGACGCTGGCATTGGATAGTCCTTCCGCATACTTACTCTGCTTCGTGATGTTCAGCTTCGGGGGCTTCTTCAGCTTCCGCTTGGCCGTCCGCGTAGCCGGCTTCGTAGCCGTCCTCATACCCGTCGTTGTAGCCTTCGTCATACGCCTCTTTTTCCTCTTCTGACTTAGGATCGCTCATTTAGACTTCCCCTTAGCCCACCGGTTGGTGGTGAGCCCAAAGAGCCGGAGCGAATCAACAGCTCTGTTGATGTGAGCCCTGAAGTGGCCGCTGCCTTCGGCAATGTCGTTAGCTCGCAGCACCTTATCCAGATTGATCTCTTCCCACGTCATCAAGCCACAGTGCCAGCCCGCCGCTGAACGAATCGGGATAGTCGTGTCTGACTTGAGCTTGTGGTTGCCATCGTCCGGGCCGCGCATGGCAGTGATGATCTCTCCGAAAGCGCTGCCGTAGGAGCCGGCAAGAGCCCGCTCGATCTCCCGGATAAGCTTTCGGTATTCCGCTTTCTTGGTGTACTTGACTACAGGCATAAAAACAGTTTCCTTTCTTTCGGAGTCATGTCCGCGAGATCTTTCTTCGGCGGCACACGCACCATTGACGACACCCCCTCTTGGGAAAGCCAGCTCAACACTTCGATGCCCAGGGTGATCATGTCCGCATCGGGCACGATCTGCACAGGCTGAAAGGCTCTTGCGTGACTCGTCAAGTGCAGCAGCACGTCGCGTGACGGCTGATTGCCCATGACTGCAATGCCCACATAGCCGAGCATCGCGGCAGCGAGAGCGCACATGGGGCCTTCAAGAATCACAGTGCCCTTCGCTGACTCCATCGGCCACACAAGCACGATGCTATCGTCCCGTGACGCCGGGGGCGAAGCATAGCGCAGCTTCGCTCTCCCGGTTACGTCACGGGCCTGGAAGTAGGGTACGCCGGCCTTGTTTGAGCAGGGAATAACCACCCTCGGGGCGTCCGAGTAGAGCGCTGGATACCAGTTGTTAGCCCTTGCCAGAATCGGGTCAAGGTGCCGATCCAACAAGTAGGTATCGAAGACGTTCCAGCCACGAGGATCTAGCTCAGGATAACCGGGGCGAGGCCCTACATAGACCGCTTTCTTCTCTCTCTTTTCGTGCTCGTAGATCACTTAATTCTCCGCCAGTTGATTATCAGCAGGGCAACAAACAAAGCCCCTGTGATGACTCCTACATCGACCAGGCGAGCGGCCTGGAGCACCGCAATACTCCAGACCGCCCATGCCGTCAGCTTAAGAGTTGTCACCATTGTCGTGATGATTGTCACTCCCTGGGTTACGACCATCGCCATCGCCGTTCCCACGACCGTTGTTGCCATGTTCACGACCACCGCGACCTCCATTGCTGGAGCCACCGTTGCCCCCGTTGCCGCCCTGTCCGTTGCCGCCAGCTCCACCGTTGCCACCATTCCCGCCAGCGCCACCTACACCGCCAGCGCCGCCTGCTCCGCCTTCGCCGCCCATGGCAGCTTGGTTTTGCACTTGGCCTTGGAGCTGCCCTTGCAGCTGTCCCTGGGCTTGCTGGTTGACGTTGCGAATCGTGGTGCGAGCCGCTTCCGTGACGGCAGCAGCGCCAACACGTCCGCCCGCTTCGATCATTGACGGAATGATAACGCAGTGGAAAGCCTGGCCGCGAGCCGATGCCGCGTCGATTAGCTTAGCGTCCGCGTCATAAGTCTGGAGCACAGTGAGCGTGCCGCAGTCGGAGAAGCGAACGTCGCTGCGATGAAGCACAACGTCAATCGATTTGTTGCTCGTCGGCAGCAAGAAGCTCTCGGGCTTCGTGGTGTAAGAGCCGCAGCCCACCGCAAGCAAAGCCGCTGGAATCAGGGCAAAGGGTGCGCGTTTCATTATAGCACCGCCCAGATCAAGGCTAAGCGCCCGGTGATGGTGCAGCGCCGCTTGGTGGAATTGGTAAGCTTGCCGGCGCGACGAAGCTCCGGGAGCCGTTTGTGGATCGCGTCGTGCGAAAGCACGTCAGGATTCACCTTGATGGACAACTCGGTGGCAGTGCGGTAGGGAAACTCCCGCACCAACGCCAGCGTCTTGGTGAGCTGATCGGCAATGATGCCGCTGCTCGCCACGTTATGAAATGCAAGATTCTCCGAAGTCATAAAACCCTCCTAGTACGGTCGGTTGCGCACAATTAGTCTTCCGTTTGATTTTTCAACGTAGCACACTTGGGCTAGGAAGAATCTCCCTGTGCGCTCGAAACTCGGTATCCGCTTGTCTGCCATTGCAGCCACTAGATCGTACAAAGTCAAGACACCACCACCTTTCCATCCACCTTGTAATCCCGCAACACTCTTCGAAGCTTCGGCAGAGCCCGCTCTTTCATCCATCGACGCCAAGTGCGAGTCGACCGCTTCTTCATGTACCGGGTGGCGTAGCTCACCGACTGCCTGTAGAGGAGCACCCGCATAAGCACCCGCCTCTCCTGTACTGTAAACATTCCCAAAGCCTTTGTCAAGTCATACCGCAGCTCTGGTTGATCCTCCCGCACAAGCAGAGCCCGCTCTGTACCTTCCCCCTGTAAGTCTAGCAAAACAACCTCTTCTCTCTCCCCCTGGTCGTTGCGCAGGCGGAGCGCATGATAATCATCTGCCCTCACCTTTTTAGCCCCAAACCTTGTACTATCGGCCACCCTCTTGGGAGCCGGCTTAGCTTTCCTCTTGTTTTTCATCGTGTTGCCTCTGTTCCTTAATGCGTTTCATTGAACGATAGATCGTCATTCGAGACATACGCCCCTTGTAGCCTTGCTGCTTCAAGAGCTGGATTGCCTTGTCCGAGCCGTAGCCCGCGTCGACGTAATGCCCAAGCTTTCTAAGCACTTGCTGCTCATCTGGGTCGGGCTGAAGACAGCCCTCGTCAAACCGGTAGCCGAAAGGAGCATGGTGGCACCACCGCTGCCCTCGTCGCTTCTTGTACTGGAGAGCATCGGATGTTTTCTTCTTCACCATGTCCCTGAAAAACTCATCGAACAGCCCTCGCATGCCCGTAGCCAGCTTCTTGGTTGGGTCGGCTAGGTCAACCCTCCCCTGGCCTACCTCGTGGATCTCCACGCCCGCCAGGGCCAGCTGTTGCAGGTTTTCGAGGAGCCCTACAACGTCGCGGGAGAGCCGATCTTGATTGTAGAACACAAGAGCGCCGGCTTGGTGCCGCTTGATCGCTCCGTGAATCTGCTCCCACCGGCCACGCGAGGCCCCGCTGACGCCATCATGCTCAATGTATTCAACCACTTGCATGCCATTAGCTGAGGCATATCTGGAGATCTGATCGGCCTGCTCCAGCAGCGAAACCACCTTATTATCCGAGGCCTTAGACCGCCTCACGTAACCGATTACTTTCACTTTGCATTCCTCTTCACATTCCGCTTGCACCGTTCGCACCATCGCCGGCTTGAGCACTTACCGAAGACACACTTCGCCATGCGCTCGCATCGCCGCCCGCGACACTTGTGGTAATGCCCGCCATCGGGCTCTCCGCTGCCGATCACTTCACCCCCACCACGCACCACGTAGGATGCAGCTCTGCAATCACCACGTTCGTGGGACTGCCCTTCGGGTCTTTGATGATCCGGTCGAGCACAACCTCGATCCGCGCTTCACCGATTAGCCGGTGAACAGTGCCCTGGCCGAATGGATAGATGGTGATTACATCACCGGTTCTTGGCATCATCATGGCTAGTCATCCTCCAGCAAATAGATCGTGTTGAGAGTTTCCACGAGGCCCTGCATGAGATCCATGCGGAGCACGCGGCTTGTAATGATCCGACGCCCAGATCCCAGGTGCGGGTGATCCTGGGGAATGCCAATCAGCCGAAGCTGACGCGAGCTTAATTCGACAAACGACCAGCTCGCTAGTTTCACTCTTGGTTTCATAGCTTCCTCCATGTCAGTAAGTATAGCCATCGCCCACCCGCATGTCAAGGGGTGCGGTTATCTCAGCCCACATTTCACGGCTGATTGTTTTTGCCAGGGGAGAGCGGACGAACGCCGACACCCGCTTGTTCCCCCGGCGACAAGATACCAGTAACAGTTTTCCGTGTGCCGCGCCAGATGAAGGCGTTACAGAGCCGGCAGATGCTAACCGAGATCGTTTCTCCACCTTGCTCTCTCCTCTCACGATACCACGGGCTTGGTTCATGGTTACACTCTTGGTTTGTTAGGACAGTCGTTGGCGTTGAACTCAGGGCTGGCCTCATACGCACAATGCGGGCACACCGTCACCATCTGAGGGGTGTTGGCGCTTTTCCGGTGCTCTTCCCGCTTCGCCGCCGCAGCTTTCAGATTGGTCGCCCAATTGTTCCAAAACACTTCGGTGTCGAGCTGCCTCAACAGCGCCGCGCCCTTCTGCTTGTAATCCGCATAGCCAGCAGCATCGATGACCTTCTTCACTTCGTCCTTCGATAAGATCGAAACGATATAGCCGATATACTCTGCCTCTTCACCGCTGAAAGTAGCCGTCAGCTCGAAGCTGTTCTTAAACTGCCTCACTCGATTGACTCGCATAAAACCTCCTAGTTGCGCACGTTAGTAATAACATATCCGATCATCCACGCTAAGCCTGTCAAGGGAAACACCAGAAACACCCACTCGCCAAAAGCATCCACCAAGCCACGGAGAACAATCACCACGACAGCTATTAGGAGCAGGCAAGCATACCCTACGAAGATGTTGCCGATTACGCTTTCCATCAATCCTCCTTTGGAGACACGCTTGTTGGTTCGAACAATAGGAATGGCTCTTTGACTCCCTTGTGCCAGTTGTTCACGGCCAAGACGTTGCGCACCGGGTCGTCACCGAGCGCCGCTTGAAAGGCAGCCCTCACCGGCAGATCGTAGTCGACCGGCAAGCTTATGATTGCATGGTGGCCCTTGCCGTCTTTCGACGTGTAAAGGTGCTCCAGCTTCGCACCGTATCGACGGCGCAGGATCTCGAAGACAAGATCATTCAGCTGCTTGCCATCGTCCAGGTCGACCAGCAGATGACGCGGGGTGCTGCGATGCACGATGAAGCCGGCGTCCGCAGCCTTATCAACCGCTGCTTCAAATTGTACGCTATAATCCGTTGATTCCATTGCGCTTTATCCTCCTTGCATCGCCCACGCCATAGCGAATCAGCTGACTCACTGACTCGGGAATCGGGAAGCTTCCGTCTTCCCACCGCTGCACTTGCCGCACACTGTAGCCCAAGGCCTTGGCGAGCGAGGCCTGGGTGTGATGCCGCTTCAGCCTTTCCGCAATGAATTCAGAGGCTTGCATGGTATCTCGCAATCTGTGCTTCAGCTTGTTTCCACAGCAACTCATTGCCGCCTTGCAGCGCCGGCAGCAGAGCTGCCTTCTCCGCCATGTACACGCGGGCAAACTTAGGATCGTGCAGCGTTATGTCTTCCGTGTTGTCGAGGAGATCCGCCAGCTTGATGGTTTTCACTTCAGCCGGCGCAGCTGCCAGCCGTATGCGTGACTGTGCTTTGCGCTCAGCGCGATTGCCTTGCTCCATGTCGGAGAGCGCAATCACGTAGCTCGCCACCACCACGCCGAAGAGCTGCTTGATATCCGATGCTGTCGCCTTGGTGTCTTCGAGGGTGTCATGCAGCAGAGCTGCCATGATCATCTGCGAATCACCGCGTACCGCTTCGACACGCGAGGCCACCGAGATCGGATGGTTGATGTAGGGCAAGCCCGTGTATTTGCGCACCTGGCCCTTGTGGGCTTCCGCTGCAAATACAGCAGCTTGCAGTATTGTGTTGAAGTATTCCATCACTCTGTCCCTCGCTCTTTCGTCAAGCGCTTCTGTGCGCTACGCTCAGCTTTCCAAAAGATCCGCTTCCACTTGCGCAGGTGCTTCCACCATTGCGGGGGCCGCGTTGCATTGCCTTGTTTCACGTTAGCCATTGAGCCCCCTCTGCGGCCAAAAGACATGCCGATTGCCCCCACGGTCGAGGAGCACCACGGATAGCTGCTTGTGATTCGCCAGCGCTTGGCACTCCGCCGCTATGCCGGCGCATTGCACCGCGCTCTCCTCGTCAACCGGTTGCACCATGATATTCACTTGCCTCTCAGCAATTATCTGAATCAATGATCTGTTCGTGGCTCTAATCTAACCATTCCGCTTTCGATTGTCAACCCTCTCCCAAAAACAAACATGCTGACCGGGCTGAATCACGAATAGAAAGCCCTCTTTGTCCGAGCCCCGATCATACTCGTTTCTGTAGGGGCGAGGCGTGTAATAGTTTGCGCTCGACACCCACTGATCTGGCTTGAAGCTATCCTTCGTCGCCGCGTGCCACAGCTTCCACACTTTGAGACTCCAATCAGCATCGAAGTTGCCGTTCACTGCAATTCGTTTTGGTGTGCGTTCCATGGCTCTAATCTAATCCTCCCCTCGTGCTTTGTCAAGCCCCTGTATTTTGTGCCGGCTACGCTCCCATCGGAAGTCGACGCAATCGCACTCCATGCAAGGCTTGATCCACTCATTTCGATCATGCTCTTTGTAGCTATGCCGGCACCGTCCGCACTTACGATCTTGGCCCTCAGCTTTAAGCATTTTTAACTCCTAACTGCTTGATCTTACTCACTTCATGCTCAAATGACATATAAATAGCTCTTAATAGCTTAAAGAAGCTTTGCTATACTTAGCTTCTTAAAGCTTTAAGAAGCTGCTTAAAGCAGCCTAAGCTGCTTTAAGCTCATAGCTCTGGCTTAAGAGCCCTAAGCTCTTAAGCCCATAGCTCCAATAGCATAGCTCTGACTAAATGCCATAGCTCTAAAGCTTCAGGGAGCTTCATAGCTTCGAGGAGCAAAGCTTCGAGGAGCTTCATGGCTTGCTCCGAGGAGCTTCGTTCACTGTGATCTCTACGCAGAGAGGAGCACCGTTTAGAGCTGCTATTCTGTACGCTTCTCGCCACTCAGGAGCACAGATTAGTAGCAGCATGATGAAGTCTTCGAGCTGCATTGTTGACTCTGTGCTATTCATATCATCCTCCATGCCCAAATTACTTTAGCTCGTGGTCTTGAGCGCCAATCATGTACTAAGCCCTGCGTCACTGCGAAGTAGTGCCCTCGGGACATGCAGAGATAATGCCCCTCGGGATGCGCTAAAGCGAAAGCTTTGACTGTCATGCTCTTATGCCGCAGGTATCGCGTGACTGTATCGGGAGCGATGTTCAGGATCGCATTGGCAAGCTGCGTCACGCTAGTCTTGCGCCCTGGCTTGCGTCCCTCAGCTTGTAGCACGCTCCATGCTTGACTGTAGGGTATGCCGACAGCGCAGACAAGAGCCCGGACAGCGCAATCGTTGCGCTCAGTGTGCGGAGCGCAGCCGCGATAAAGATCGTCAGTGTGCTTAAGCATTGCTGTTCTCCTCGCGTTCGATAATGGCATACTGCCAGTTGACAGAGTAGGGGCTTTCCGCTTCCCATAGCTCCGGGTGTTGCTCTAAATCAATCACCTTGCTCTTGAACTGTAGCGGATAGCCTTCCGGCAATCCGATGATTCGATAGCTCACCATGACTTAGCCCTCCGCCTTGCAAAGACAACGCTCCAACACCTTACCGTTAGCCTGGGGACCGTTCCCCATGTCGGGATAGTCCAAGCCGCAATCAGTGCAGCTGTACCAGTTGAAGCTATCCCGTAGCCCAAGCCTGGCATGCCCGGTGAACTTTAGCCCGGTGCGCTGCTCGATCTCCCTAGTTTGCTGAAGATCCCACCATCTGCAAATTGGTGTCTCGTATTCGTTCATAATGCCCTCGAATCCCGCACAGGTTGCCACGTAATAGCTTTTCAGGCCTTGGTTGCGGCTAGTGCCTCAGTTTCGCTTTTCTCCTGGGGCCAAGCCCCTAACCCTTCAAAATAGCCCCTTAAAGCCACACAATTGGCCGTAGCGCGATGTGTATGGTTTTCCCTACACTCAGGGACTAGGGGCCATTTAGCCCCCAATCCCTAAGCTTTTCCAGTAGTTACGCTCCGAACACCTTGCTGAAGCCCACGGTGGAGTTGAAAGCCACATTGGGAGTTGACTCTTTCAGAGCCCGCGTTACCGCGTTGTGCAAGCCCCATGCTGTCATCTGGGCGCAATCGGGATATTGCTCAGGGTTACGCTGTGCCCGTTCGAAGAAGATATCGTAAGCGATCTTGAAGGTTTGGAACGTAAGTATGCCATCGTAAAGGCTTTTAGCGAGCAAAGCCTGTGCCTCATGCGTCGACAGCGACGTGTTCTGCATGCGTTCGATGCTATTGGCGAAATTTGACTGCTTGTTACGCCAAGAATCCATCCCGCGACGGATCAAATCACGGAGCGAATAGCCCCAGGTGTGCTTTTGCTTCAAGACGGTGATATCGCCGCTCAATGCCATGTTATCGCAAACGAAGACGCGAGCGCCGGCAACGATCTGGATTGCAATTTTCTTGTCATTGCTGTGACGAAAACCGATTGCCGATGATACTCCCGGCACTAGCTGTTCAGCTAAATCAAAGGCACCGAAAAGCTTGTTGCCATTGCTTCCGACTGCGAACTGCTCCCGCGTGACTTCGAGCCCCTGATAAGACAAGTCAAGCTTGATGCTTTCGACTAGCTCAACATGACTCACTGGACGCCAATAGCGTGTCGAGCCCGGAGTTGCGATTTCTCGCAGCTGCTCGATTGTGACGATTGCCGTGTCTTTGTGACTGATAAACCTTGCTTTGTTATTGTTGTCTTCCATGACTGCGATTCTCCTATCTGTCGTTGAGCCCGTTAATGTTTTGACTTGTTATTAAGCATCTTCTGTGCCAACGTCATCGATGGCATTTTCGAGCATCTCTTCCCGTACCGCTGCCAATTGGTCTTCCCTGTCAGTGTCAATGCTGTCAATTGACTTGTCACCAATGACAAGATGACCGTCGACAAGCGATAGCGATGGAAAGCGCTCCAACATCGCTAGGCGTTGCTTTGCCTCTGCGATTGACTGCCGGTGACTCTCGATCAATGCTGTATTCACTGGTGTCTCACCTAACAGATAGCGAATGTTAGTTTCAGTGAAAGTGATTTTGAATCGTAGGTTGTCAGATTCAGTGTTATGCATGGCTTGACTCTCCTATAAGCTTGAAAACAACGCGAATCGGTCCCTGATGATATAGCAATCATCTTGTGACTTGTCAATGCTCCATCGAGCAATGACTTTACCATCTGGCATAATCTTGTAATCGTTAACCAGATGCGCAAGGTAAGCGCTGTCCGTAGCGTTCGCAAGCGCTTTGCCATATTCGTCAATCGAGATTTCGAACTTTGCTATTTTTTCCATGGTCTTATTCTCCTATTTTGTCGACTATCTCTTCAGTGATAAAGCTTCGGCTACAGAGCTGATAATAAGCTTCACTTTCGAATTGCTCTGCTCCGCAATTGGCGCAATGGTCGCATGACTCATAATCGTGACCTAGTTTGTCTTCAAGCTTTTTGCTCATTGTCTTTCCTCTACAGAGTCACTAGAAAATCACTGTTCTGCTTTGCTCGTTTTTTTGCTTCATTACCTTTGATGCAAAGGCCTACAATTACGTTTTTCTTGTCAAGAAATCTCAAGTCATGCTCGGTGCCGTCTATGACTTCGTGCCCTTTGTAGCTGTCAGGGATATCGCCGGCGAATACCACGGCAACATTGACTCCGCGATTCATTGCGTCTTCACAAGCTTGCCAATTGTCACCACTGAAAGAGAATGTTAGGTGATAATTTGGTAGCTGTCCGCGATGCTGTAGCGGTACTTTGGTGTAATCGTAAAATTGAACTTCCGAGAATTCAACCATTAAGCTTGACAATTTCTCCCATAGAATATCGCTTGTGCCGTTTAAGCGAATCGCAGGGATTAAATTCAATCGCTTTGCTCTTCGGATTAAGGCCTTGATATCTTGCCGCAAGGTATCGATGAAAGCTTGACGATTGCTCAAAAACTCCATCGTTTTGCGTGCCCTTGCAGCATTGATCTTCGGATATACTTGACCTAACCCGCTATCAACTAAGCAATTCGTGAAACATGATTCGCTGGCATAGGGACAAAGCTTTGCTCGGTTTGTTCTTGGGTTAAGATACAGTATGCCCGTAAGATAACCGTAAGACTCACCTAAGCTTGTCTTTGCATTGTCTTCCGTTAACAGTTTCATTGCCATATTGTTCAATCTCCTATGCCAGTAACAAAGCAATCGATATGCCAGTGCAGCGTTGCGCTGGAATGCTCAATCGCTCCAAGATGCTCCAAGCGCTCTTCCGCGTTTTGTCATATCTGTCAAATCTTTGTGTCAATGTCATGTCAGAGACAAAGAACTTGACTATGCAAGAGGCGTGCCAAAAGCAATTTCAAGCTTTGGAGCGCTCTTCCCTGCTAACTATGTGATATCCCTATGCAATATCCGTACCACATCGAACGTTATGGTATGCTTGCCGATCTCTTAAGCAATATGCATGCCATGCTAAGTCATTGATATCATTAGTGTTTGTTGTTGCATGCAAGAACCGTGCCATGCTCGGACATGCAAGATCGGTGCCAAGCATCTGGCATGGATTTTGCAAGGCGGCGGCAGCGGGGTGGCCCCGAGGGGTGGGGTGGGCAGAGGTCCATATTAGAGCCTTTTCTCATGCGTGTGGAACAAAAAGAACTTTCCTGTGCTCCTCCGCGCACTTAGCTCCTCTTTCGCCCACAGCTTTGACCAAAACTTCCATGTTTGGGGCCAATAGGGTGAGGGGGACAACATGCCAAAGCTGCGTAAGCCAGGGAGATCTAAGAAAAAAGGGGTGCCCCCGACAAAGCGAGAACAAGCCCAGATGTTGGCGTTGAAGCAATTGAATCTCGGCAACTACCAAGTGGGCGAGATCATGGGCCGCTCGCCACACACCATCAGGAAATACTGCGAGAGCCCAATGTTCACGGACCCGGCTTTCCAGAAGCTCGTGGAGGAGTACAAGAGCAAGGAGCTGATCGATCTCACAGCGATGAACATCAGCGCTCGGGCTCGCATTCACGATCTCATTCCCACGATGACGCCAATCGAAGCTATCGCCACCATGGACAAGAGCTTCCAGCAACGCCGGCTCATCGAAGGCAAGAGCACAGAAAACATCTTCAGCCTGCGCAAGATCATCGAGGAAGCCCACGGCCCTAGCATAGCGCAGAAGCCACAGGGGAGCACAGATGCCATTCAAGAGCAAAGCGCAGCAGCGCTACATGTTCGCCAAGGAGCCGGCGATAGCGAGAGAGATGGCGTCGAAGACGCCCAGTATCAAGAAGCTCCCGGAACACAAGAAGAAAAAGAAAAAGAATCTTAAGCAAATCTTCGGATAAGGGCCTGTAGTGTAATGCGAGCACGTCTGCCCTGCAAGCAGACAGCGAGGGTTGAACTCCCTCCCGGTCCACCAATAAGCCCGAATAGCTCAGTTGGTAGAGCACTTGCCTTGTAAGCATGTGGTCGGCGGTTTGAATCCGTCTTCGGGCTCCAAACAAGAGAGGGATCATGGCCCGTTCAGACGAGTCGGACATCGTACTGGCGTGGAGCAAGGATATCGAGAAGTATGTCGCAGACACGCTCCCCGATTTCACCTTCACACGTCAGCAGCTAGTCGCCGCCAAAGCCTTCGTGGAGTTGTGTTGGGCGAAGCTTGAAGTGAATAGCAATCCGAATGGGAAGCACAGCGAGAAGCTCAGGGCTCTCTCGCGCAAGTTCGGCATGAGCATCATGTCCGGTGTCGGCACAGGCAAAGGCGCTCTCGCCGCTGTGCTCGTGCTCTGGTTTTTGAGCGTGTTCCCTTATCCCAAATGCGTGGCGGTGTCGCCGTCAGCACGCCAGCTGCGAGACAACTTGTGGTCGGAGCTGGCGAAGTGGCATCAGAAGAGCAAGATCAAAGAATGGTTTGTGTGGCAGAGCGACAAGTTCTTCCTGAAGGAGTGCAATGGTCAGCAGTGGTTCATATCGGCACGCACGGCAAATCCGCGCAATAGTGCAGATGAGCAAGCAGAAACCCTCGCGGGTATCCACGAAGACTTCGTGCTTATCGTTGGCGACGAAGCTACGGGCGTGCCCGATCCTGTATTCCGACCGCTCGAAGCCACTCTCACACGTAAATGCAACCTCTGCTTATTGACCTTCAACCCCACAAAGGGCAAAGGCTTTGCATACGACACGCAATTCAAGGAACGCGATCAATGGGTGACGTTCCGCTGGAACAGTGAGGAATCGGAACTTGTCACAAAAGAAAGTATTGATCGACTCGAAAGAAAGTACGGAAGAGAGTCAAACTCATTTCGCATTCGTGTCTTGGGATTGCCTCCACTGTCTGGAGAGAATGAAGTTATTCCCTGGGATTGGATCGAAGAAGCAGTTGATAGAGAGCTGGAGCCCCTCTCGGACGATAAGCTCATTTACAGTCTCGACGTTGGAGCCGGGGGAGATGATTCGATACTCCTAAAGAAGCTCGGCCCCCGCGTGTTGAGCCTCGAAGCGAAGGGATACAACGAGAGCACGAAGGTGGTCGATTGGGCTGTGCGTGAAACGCTGGCTCAGCCGCCTACAGTGTTCTTTGGCGATCCGATCGGATGGGGGTGGGGCGTCATGGGTGAGATCGAGCGCCGCGTCAAGCACATGAATGTGGACGTGGTGCAGGTGAACGTCAGCGAGCATGCCTATCAGCCCGACCGCTTCCATAGGCTGCGCGACGAGCTGTGGTGGACCCTGCGCGAAGAGTTCGAGCGCGGCCATCTCAGCATTCCTGATGACCCAATCCTTAAAGGCGACTTAAACGCTCCTCACTACGATGATAGCACAGGCATCATCAAGGTGGAGAGCAAGGCCGATCTCAAGCGGCGCGGTGTCGAGAGCCCCAACCGGGCAGACGCCCTGATGATGACCATGCGGTATGGTGCCAGCGAAATTAGACGCCGGCCTCCCCCGCGTGATAAGGCCCGACAGCGCAGCCGAGAGAGCTGGCGCACAGCTTAACGAAAGGAATCCTTGTGGCCCAAGCAACGAATTCTCCGACATACGAAGAAGATGCCCGCGAGAAGGGCCATGAAGATGACGACTACAAAGAGTTCAGCGCTGAAGCAGATCTCTCTCCCGACGAGAAAGCTAAGCTTGTAGACAAGCTCGACAAGATGTTCAACTACGCCCTGGACAATCCATCCTGGAAGCGTGGCCGAGACAAGATGATCGAGTGCTTCAAGTATCGAGAGGGAGAACAGTGGACGGAAGCCGAGAAGAAAATTCTCGCAGAGCGCCATCAGCCTGACACGGTGAATAACCAAATCAGCGTGGTGGTGAACAGGCTTGTTGGCGATCTCGTCAATCAGCGCTTCCGTGTTGGCTTTGTGGGGCTCAACCAGGAGCCCGATGAAGCCATCGGCAACATCCTCTCCGACATATTCCGCCATATCCGCCAAAGCAACGATATGGAGTTCGAAGAGCGGGATATGGCAGAGGATGGCTTCACGTCTGGGATGGGCTGTCTCGATATCAGCATCGCCTTCGATGACATGGATCAGCCCCAGATCAAGGTAAGGAACGAAGACCCTCTGATTGTCTTCCCGGACCCTGACAGCCGGCGCTACGATTGGAACGAGGATGCTCGTTTCATTGCGCGGGCCAAGTGGTGGAGCATCGAGGAAGCGTGCGAAGTTTATCCACAGGCCGAAGCCGATATCAAGGGAGCGGGCGGATTGTCCCCCTTTGATTCCAGCTCGGGGCAGATTGCCAACGTGGATCACTTCAAGGGCGAGCGCTACGTCGACAAGGACAACGAACGCATTCGAATTATCGAAGTGCAGTATAAGAAGCAGGAGCGCGAACGCCTCTTGCTCCTCAGCAACGGCACATCCGTCCCCCTAAAAGAGGACGGGAAGCCCAATGAGCTTATGAAGCAGGCGAAAGAGCAGGGCCTGCAAGCCAGAATGCTCAGCCGGCTCAAGACTACCGTGTGCGTGGGCGTCTACGCCGCTGGCGTGTTGCTCGAACACAAGGAAACCGACCACAAATACTTCTCGCTGGTGCCCTACTTCGCGTACCGGCGCAAGACAGGAGAGCCTTACTCTCTGATTACACTCGCACTGTCCATGCAGGACGCAATTAACAAGCGAGAATCTAAGGCTCTCCACTTACTCAACACCAACCAGGCCATCTATGAGAAGAGCGCCGTTGACGATCCTGCGCGGTTGGCGGAGGAAAAGGCGAAGCCGGATGGAAACATCGAGCTTCGTGACGGTGCGCTCTCGCAGCAACGCTTCCAGTTCAAGGAAAACCTTGAATTGGCCGCTTCGCAGTTCAATATGCACCAACGGGCGCAGGCCGATCTCTACAGCATTGTCGGGATGGATCAGCGCATGGGGCAGCAAACAGGGGAGATCCGCTCCGGGAAAGGCTTGCAGCAGAAATATGCTGAAGCAAGCAAGCCGGTTGCGACCCTGTTTGACAACATCCGGCGCACACGGAAGATCTTTTCCCGTGTGGCCCTCGACTTCGTGCAGAAATACTACACGGGCGAGAAGATCTTTCTCATTACGGACGACGAGAACGCTGCCAAGCAGGTGGGCATTAGTGCCGACCAGATGGCACAGATCAAAAATGGGCTCTATGACGTAGTGGTGACGGAATTCGAGGACGATCCAAGCACGCAGGACGAGCATTTCCGCATTCTGATGGAAACTCTCCCGCAATTGCTTCAGTTCCCGGCTCCCTACACCGCCGAGTTGCTCAAAGCTTCTCGAATCCGCAACAAAGAGGGGCTTCTCAAGGTGCTCAGCGAGCCGCAAGGCCCGCCGCCTGTGCAGCCTAAGCTCAACTTGCAGGCCAATCTCGATATGCTTGAGCCTGTAGAGCGTGCCGGCGTGTGGGAACTCGCTGGCAAGCCTGAAATAGCCGAGGCTGTGAAGCAAATGCAGCCTTCCACCGCTCAGCAGCTCAAATCCTCCACCGAATTGGCGAAGGAGCAGATGAAGAGCAGCGGGCAAGGCGACCAACAGCGTGTGCAGCTCGAAATGGAGCAGACGCAGATGGACGGGCAGCTCAAACAGCAAGAGCATCAGATGAAGATGGCTGAAATGACAGCCAAGCACCAGCTGGAGATGGAAAAGATCCAGATGGAGATGCAGAAGATGCAAATGCAGCTGGTAGTCGCGCAGAATATGCCACAAAAACCAACAAAGGCAGAGAAATGAAAAAACACGTAGCCGTATTATTCTTCATTGGCTGGTTCTTCGCTATGAAAGCGGAAGTGGGACCAGGACTCAATGCTGTCACGGTGGTCGGCCCCTTTAAGAGCGAAGCAAGCTGCAAAGCTTATCGCAGCGACATTGTGGAGGATCTCAAGGCCGTGGGCTTTGGTGGAGAGATCGCTCCCTGCGTCGAACGCCGGGGTGCCTAATGTGGAATCTGCTTATCGGCCCTATTGCCGAAGTGGTGAACACGATTCTCAAGCGAATCCTTCCTCCCGAGAAAATGTCGGAGGAAGAGCGGGCTAAGCTCGAAGCACAGATCACCCTTGAACTCGCCAAGCAAGATTGGCAAGGCATCATGGGGCAGCTTGAGATCAACAAGGAAGAAGCGAAGAGCACCAACTGGTTTGTTTCCGGCTGGCGTCCCTTCATCGGGTGGGTGTGTGGTACGGCCTTCGCCTACCACTATGTCATCCAGCCGCTTATGGCTTTCATCCTCGTGGCGGTGCTGAAGAATCCTATCGGGAATGATCTCCCGGTGTTCGATATGGAAAGCCTGCTCACAGTGCTCCTCGGTATGTTGGGGCTCGGTGGGCTCCGCACCTTTGAAAAGTACAAGGAGGTTTCTCGTGGCTAGGGAATTCCGTATCGGCTTTGACAAGATCAGCGATCCTCAGACCATCACCCAGGAGAACGTCAAAGCGTTCAAAGAACAAGATCTCGACATCCACCGGCATGAAGTGGAGAAGCTGGAAGATGACCACGGCAAGCGGGAGCGCGTGTATCGCGTGAAGAACACCCGTTACTTCGGTCCCTGGTCGCACAGGGGCTAATACGTTTAAGCATATC